ATTATATATACGCAAGGTTTTTGAAAGGACTTATGGGAGTATATCTATCTGACGATTACAAGATACCTGAACATGTATCGTACTCAGCACTGACTACATACATCGACTGCGGGTATTTGTACTACCTCGGGCGACTGCTTGAGATTCCTGAACAGCCTGCCGTATGGTCGGCTGGTGGCTCTGCCTTCCACAAGGCAACTGAAGATTGGGATAGACAGCATGTTGAGTAAGCAACTATGGGAAGAGGCTTGGAATGAGTACACGCAAGGGGTCGACCTATCAACGCTTAGGGTTGGTGGCAGGTCTACGAAAGAATATCCTAACAAAGAAGACGCTTCCTTCTGGCAAGTTAAGGGCCCGGAGTGGGTACAGAGTTACATTGATTGGCGCTTGCACAACAAGAACTGGAAGATTTGGAAGACGCCTGATGGCGTTCCTGCGATTGAAATAGGAATCGTACCGAAGTTCGCTGACATTCCAGTCAAGATGGTTATCGATAGAATCTTTGAAGTTGATGGTCAGTTGGTTGTTGTCGACTTGAAGACATCACAACAGACACCTGCCTCTAGCCTACAGCTAGGGTTCTACAAGGCTGGCATCAAGCAAGTCTTTGGTGCTGACATTCAATGGGGTAACTACTGGATGGCTCGTCAGTCAGGCACAGGTAGCATGGTTGACTTGTCTAAGTATACCCAAGAGATGATTACTTACTTCGTAGAAAACTTTGACAAAGCACGCAAGTCTGGTATATTCTTACCCAACACAAACAACTGCAACCGGTGTGGTTTAACCGACCATTGCCAGTTCACATCTAAGAAAGGGTCATGATGACCGAAGAATGGAAACTGCAAGTCTCTTACAAGACTGGTGCAGGCGACATGATAAACGTCAGAGCCAATACTGCTGATGAACTCAGCGTATTACTTGAAGGCATTGGCGACTATGCTACACAGATTGTAGCTACAAGCAAATCACTAGGAGCTGCGTACAATGTAGCCCCTTTATCGACTGGCGATTCCACTACAAGCACAAGGCCTCCAGTCTCCTCGCCACCAACCCCGGTGTCGGAAGCGTCAGGTACCGCCGCACCCACATGTAAGCATGGTGCTAGGATTTGGCGAAGTGGAGTCAGCAAGAACACAGGTAAACCATATGCGTTTTGGGCATGCCCATCACCGCAGGGTACACCTGACCAGTGCAAGCCAGTAAACTAAATATGAAATCAATGAGCCGTAGTCATTCAGTATATGATTGGCTACGGTCTCTCTTTAAGAAGGAAAAGAATTGCGTACACTTGTCAGAAGCGTTGGTCGTCCAAGTATCGGTGGAGAACCGCTCCCGTCTTGCTTCAAGGCGTTCGAGTCAAACAAGATTATTCTCCGGCGAAGCGAAGTGTCGATGTTCGCAGCAGCGCCGGGCGTAGGTAAGTCAACACTTGCACTAGCCCTTGCGTTGAAGATGAGAGTTCCTACACTCTACATCAGCGCCGATACTAACGCACATACTATGGCGATGCGTCTTGCTTCAATGATTTCTAATAAGAGTCAGGGCGATGTGGAGCAACTGCTTAACACAGACTTGGGTTGGACAAGGGCTGTGTTGTCAAAGGGTGGGCATATCGTATGGTCATTCGAGTCAGCACCTACACTTCAAGACATAGACGAAGAGGTTCAAGCTTTCGAAGAGCTATGGGGTTGCCCACCACAATTAATTGTAGTAGATAATCTTATGGATGTTGCCACCGATGGTGGCGAAGAGTTCGCTTCAATGCGAGCTATCATGAAGGAGTTGAAGTACCTTGCTCGTGCTACGAATGCTGCAGTGTTGGTTCTACATCACACTAGCGAGGCTGTTCCTGGTACGCCCTGTCAACCTCGTAGTGCCATACAGGGTAAGGTTGCACAATTACCTGCACTTATATGCACACTCGGTGTTGTTGGAACAAGCATGGGAGTTGCGCCTGTCAAGAATAGATATGGCAGAGCCGATGCTGGCGGAGCACTGATGACTTGGATTGCTTTTAACCCTGAGTATATGTTCGTTGACGACATACCGGAGAATGTATAATGGATGACGATTACCTAGAGATTCACGCTAAAGAGATAGCTTATGCCGAAGTTAAAAGAGAAGTTGGAAAGTTTATACAGAAGATTGAAGATGCCAAACCGCCAGCTAAGGACGATTATACGCAAGGCGTACAAGACGGACTTGACTGGGCAATCAGGATACTAACGAAGGATAAGAGCGCATCATAATGGCAAACCCTAATGGTCGTAAAGGTGCACAGTTTGAGACTGATGTAATGCGTTGGCTTCGTGAACACGAGGCAGTAGCAGAGCGTCTGACTAAAGCTGGCGCCAAAGACGAGGGTGACTTGTATGTATTCCTTCAAGGCAAGACATACATTATGGAGTTAAAGAATAGAAAGAAGCTAGACTTGCCTGCGTTCTGGGACGAGGCGCAGGTTGAGGCAAAGAACTACGCGAAGGCTAGGGGTGTCGCAATTCCTCCGGCCTTCGTTGTAGTCAAGCGCAGGAACCATGGCATAGAAAAGTCGTGGGTCATACAGGATTTGGGACAATGGATGAGAGAGAGATATGAATGACTTACCCAGTATCAGAGACATACTCGTACACTACGGAGCGCAAGTACGACGAAACCACGGGCAAGTTAATCTCCGTTGTCCATTCCACGGTGACACGCACCAAAGTGGTACTGCCAATCTCGACGATAATGTCTTCGTATGTTTTGCCTGCGGAGTACAAGGCAACAGTTTACAAATCATCTCCCAGCGTGAAGGGATAAGTGTCAGAGATGCAAAGGAATTCGCAGAGAGAATTACTGGAGAGAGCCACGGAGAAGTACGCGGCAAACATTTATCAGGCAGAAGCCTACCTAAAAAGTCGTGGAATACCAATGGAAGTAGCACGGCTGGCTCGATTAGGCGTAGTCGTAGAACCGGAGGTTGGGCATGAGATATATTCTGGCAGACTTAGCATACCGTATATTACTAAGACCGGGGTTGTGGACTTACGGTTTCGTTCGCTCAATCCTGCAGTGGAGCCAAAGTACATGGGACTCACTGGCGTTGACACTAAAATGTATAATGTCCTTGATATTGAGCGGGCTGGCGATTACATTGGTATATGTGAAGGTGAGTTGGATACTCTTACTCTTAGTTCCTGTGTCGGTATTCCTTGTGTTGGTGTGCCAGGCGCTAATAGTTGGAAGAAACATTACACGAGACTCCTCGCCGATTTCGAAAGAGTTTTTGTCTTCGCTGATGGCGACCAGCCAGGAAAAGAATTTGCCAATAGTCTTGCCCGAGAACTACCAGTTACTATCGTTCAGTTCCCCGACGGAGAAGATGCTAACTCATTTTATACGAGCAACGGGGCGCAAGCAATCCTCAAGAAGGCAGGACTAGATGATAAGTAAGTGGAATCCCAAAGACCATGTGCCTAGATGTCCTGACTGTGGTGCTAAATTTGATGATGTATTTGAGGCTATTGACCATTTCATAGAGGAAGATACCGAGTTCGACCCAGCGTTGATACTACCCGGTGGCTACCGCTTGATGATAGGTTCTCTATTGCGTGGGCTCTACGCCCATAGACATGACCCAGGTTTCATATCAGAGATAACTCAGTCGACTTACTCGACATTGTTCATGACAGAAGTTAATCCTGAGTTAGTTAATGAAACTGTAGAGGACTTAATCGTAGAGACAGAAATGGAAGACTTTGATGTACAACTCAAGAAGCTATTCAAGAATGGAGAATGAGGAGATATGGCAGATTACAACCCATCTAGAAGACATGGGCTACAAGATTACGTCAGTAAGAACGCAGGACGAGACGCTTACGGTCACCCTATCCGTACCTCTGCTGACCAAGAAAGCCTACCGCGTGACCCAACCCAGTTCGAAGAAGATGTCAGAATAATTTATGACGAGTTGATGTCAGTCCTACTAAGAAAGCATAAGGATTACGGCCCCAAAAATATTGCTGACGCCCCGGGCGGTGCGCTCAATGGACTCCGTGTTCGTATCCACGATAAGATTGCTCGTATCAACAACTTAATAGATAGACATAGCGACCCTATGTATGAATCCATTGAAGATTCTTTCAAAGACTTAGCTAACTACGCCATCATAGCACTACTAGTACTGAGAGATAAGTGGGATAAGTAATGGCAAAGAACTCCTCGTTCGATTTAGACTTTGGATATGGGCGCAAGGGTGAGCAACTTGTAGAAGAGTTGATGACTGGTGGGCGCACAGTAGAAGTAAAGAGGGATAGGAAATGGTGGATTACCAACAACATCTACATTGAAACTGAGTGTTGGTATAATAAATCCCAAGCATGGGAGCCATCAGGTTTATCAGTAACCGAGGCTGCGTACTGGGCATTCGTGCTTGAGCAATCGGTGTTCATGGTGCCGACTCACATCCTGAAGAAGACAGTCGAACAATTGGGGAGGGAAATCTCTTGCGAGATACCACCGAATAAGTCTAAGGGTTATCTGATTACAGTAGAAGATTTACTAACTGGCACGAGAAAGTGGAAGAACGACAAGCCATGAACTGGGATAGCATAGAGGAGTGGGACTACATTGTAGTCAGCGTAGCGTCTGAGTACTATAAGAAGTTTCCAATGTGTGAGTTAGAGGATATCAAGCAAGCCTTGTATATGTGGTTTGCTGAACATCCTAACAAGCTAGAACATTGGAAGTCTTTAGGAGAGAAGGATGCTAAGAACCTCATCTATCGTAGCCTTAGGAATCAAGCATTAGATTATTGTCAGAAGTGGAAAGCCAAGAGCATTGGCTATGATGTATCAGATTTATATTATTACGAACCGGAATTAGTAGAAGTGCTGTTGCCTACTGTGTTGATGGGCAACTTCCATATCGCACCTAAGTTAAACCTCGGCAAGATAGGCAGACCATCTGCCCCTGCGGAGGGTGGAAATATACAAGTAATGCTACTTGAAATCGACTCTGCGTATTGGAAGTTATCCAAGGAAGACAGGAGGGTTATCTTCCTGCGCCACGCAGAGTCTTGTGATTTCAAGGAGATAGCCAACTTTCTATCTCTTGGCACGGAGGACGCTGCGAGGATGCGTCACAAGCGTGCGGTAAAGCGTTTAGTTTTCAAGCTTGGTGGTCGTAGGCCATACCTAGATGAGGACTTCACCAATCAAGAAGATGGAGAAGAACAGGTACAGCAAGAACAAGATAACCAAGACTAACTATATAAACTATAAGTAAGGTTATCCGTTTTACCAAGTATCACTCTCGTCCCATCCCGAAGGCTCGGCATCACCCATGAGGGAGTCTAAGTAATCTTCTTCCGAAGAGAACTCGGGATAGAAAGGTAGGATGTGCTTACCTGTACTCAATGCTAAGTCCGTCACTAGAATGTCAGGCTTGTCGCCATCTGAGTACGGCTCCCACTCTACCTTCAGTACATCCATATTGAATTCGTATATACCTTCAGGTGTGCCGACTATTACTAGCGGTGTGAAAGTGCCAGCCTTCTCAATAAGATTATCGTATCTATCTTTAGTTAGCCCGACTACTGTGTGTGGTGTAGTCCATACGAAAGCATAGGCCATTGATTCATTACTGCGTACCTCTTGGTAGTCACCACTATCGGTGACTTGTCCGTCTTCGTATAGGTTATCAACCAGTAGGTTGACTAACTCATCTGTGTTTAGCTCGTGCGTTATCATTATCCTCCAGTTTTATAGAAGCCAGTACCCTTGAATTGGATACCGGGTGCGTTGTATACTCTTGTTGATTCAAGC